AGATTTCGCAGTTACTATAGACGGTGTACTCCCCGCCTTCTGCAACTGAATAAATCCCCTCTGCAACTGTGCTCGCATTGATGAACTTGATATTTGTAAACGAATTGCGGACGCCGGTATTCTGCATCGTTGCAATGTTGGTTGCCCCAGTTGTTGCAGTCAGAGAGATTTTTGCATTCTGACCGTACATTCTCGAAGTTCCATCAAGACCGACGAAGTGAACACGGTTGATAGATACGTCAAGCATTGCAGACAGTACGTGCGTTGAACTGCCAATCAGGGCGATAACGTCATCGTTGTTTGTGGTGCAACGTGTCAGGGCATATTCAACGGTTTTGAAAGCTCTGGAGGGGCTTTTACCGCTGTTGCCATCACTGCCGCTACCGTAATCCACGAAAAAGACTTTACCTTTAGTCGCAGGAAGTCCGTTGCCCATTACAGGGACGCCGAAAGAAGATATGCCATTGGGAAAATTTGTGAGTCCACTCATTTTATGCTCCTTCGCTAGTTCCACTAGCAGCGCCGTTAGCGCCAAAGGGTTAAAGGTATTTTTCTAAATACATAATCGCTTTTAATAACAGGTCAATTGAATCTCTTAAGCTGCCAATGCCTGTGTTACATCTATGGCATAATAACCCTCTGAGTTTGCCCGTTTCGTGGCAATGGTCAACGGCCAAAGAAGATTTTAAACCATTTTTATCATAGAAAGTTTCATCTGTCCCGCAAATTGCACACTTATGATTTTGTTTTTCCAATATTAACGTGTAGTCCTGTAAGGTCATGCCGTAAGTTTTTTTCAGAGATGAATTCTTGCAGTTCTCTCTATTGTTTTTACGGTATTCCCGTTGATAATCTCTCTTATACTCCTTTACCCCATCCGAATTATTGGCTTTGATTTTAGGAACTGCCCACTGTACGTTATTTTTGCAATAGCGGGTGTTTCTCTATCGATCCCCATGAATCTGGCCTGCTTGATTTGGGTATGGTGCCGTTTCTCCAAAACTTCTTGTAATGACTTCTACAATAATTCCGTGCAAAAGATTCAGCACCACACCCATCAACAAGACATACCGGCTTTTCCATAATGAGCCTCCATAGATTATTTAATAACCTATGTTAACTCATGCGGGTGTTATTGTCAAGCACCACTCGATCCGAATATGCCCCTGGGGTCGTTCCAACCTACTGAAAAGCGCATTCTTGCCTTATACTTCGCATTTTCTGTGTCAAAATCATTTTCAGGAGCAGGGTTGAAATCGTCTGCATCCCTTTCCTGATAAATAAGTCCGTCTGGCACGTTGGTTTTGATGAACCATGCGTCAGCATCGGTGAGGTAGTGGTTGACCACTGCGCCACCAGGGAACATCCCCTTGCTCTTGAGCGCATTGATTGCGTTGTTTGCTGTGTCGTACTCAAGCTGTGACTTGAGGATTCTTTCAGCATTGAACACGTCCGATGTGGATACAATCAGAGCTTTCGGCATTGCAGATATGGTCAAGCCTCTGTCGGTCTGGAAACCCATGATTTGAATGCAAGCGGCTTCGAGTGCATCGGCTGTGAGGTCGGAGGCGATAGTCAGTTCATTTGACCATGTGCCACCTGCAACGTTTGGATGATCTGTTGCAATCATCTCTTTGCCGTCTCCGCCGGTATAGGTGGAAGTAAATGCGCGGTTCAGGACGTTTGCACAGACGACTTCTTTTGTCTGCCTCATGGAGAACGCAAGAGCCTGAGTGAAACGCTTGATAAAGTCGCCGTACTGATTGTCATCGTACATTTCGCGGGTGATTACGAAACCGAGAGCATAGACGATGTTGGTAAGGCGGGTTGTGAATCCCTGCTGTGCAGAGTCAAAGGAAATAGCATTCCCCTGAGTCTTGATTGGTGCAAGGCCGAACATTGAAGAGCCAACATACTCTTCATAAGCCTTGTCAGATGTGGCCTTGTCGAATATCTGCAAATACTCCTGCGGATACTCGTCATATTTCGCCCCGTAGAGAGCTTTGATACCAGGCCAAAGGAGTTTTGAAAAATTACCAGTAGTTATGATTCCCATGATTTAATCCCCCTTAAGCGTGGAATGCTTGTTCAGCACGTGTGAACATGACGTAGTATCTGCCCCAGATGGTAGTGGGGACGTTATCAACAAGATTAGGAATTTCAACAACGTTGAAGTCTGCGTTGGAGCTTGTGGTGATTTCCATTGCAGATATTCCAGTTGTGGTACTTCCTGCGGTTGCCAGAAGGTCGCAAGTGTCACCGACTACAAGAGTTAGTGCTGTTGCGGTCTGAGCCTCAAAAATGACATCATCTGCCGGTACGTAATAAACGCACCATTCAGTATGAGTTGACTCACTGTCGTCATAGAAACGCTTGCCGAGGTTATCAGCATTGTACGGGCCAGTTGGGACGCCATCTTTGAACTTGCCAAATCCAACGGCAACTCCAAGAAAAGCGGCGTCATTGGTTGCGCCAACGGCTGCAAGTCCGGATGCAAGGTTCAGTGCGTCACCTACGAAGATGTCAGAACCATCAGCAACACCGATGGCGCGAATTGTACCTGTCCACGGTCTGCCGGAAAGTGTTTTAACGGGGCGAAACCCGTTTGGGCGGTCGATATTTGGCATTTAATTATCCTCCTTCTAGCTAAGCTAGAGGTTTAAGTAATTTTTACATCACCCGCCAGACCTTGATCTTTCGGGCGCTGTTTCAGTTGTTTTTCAGTTTCATCGAGCTTACCAGCCTTTGCCGCCTGATCTTCATTGTAGAACTCTTTGGGTATCCGCATGAGATAAACCCTTTCTTCGTTGTCGCCGGAAGGAATTGAAACGCAGCTCCCCATGCCAGATGCTTTTGCTATGTTCGGATCGCCAATCTTCACGTCACCTTGAACAAGCTCATAACCACCGGCAAGGAACTTTTCAATTCTTCCCCTTGACGCCCTGACGTTTCGGTATTTGAAATTAGGGTCAAGGTCGTCTTTCACTGCCATCGGGTTCCGTAGACCAACAGGAACGCGAACTGGCTTTTCTGCGTATTTGGCAACTGTTGCCGGTTTCTCTGTAGTAGTTGGCTGAACAATAGCCGGTTCGACTACCGCCGCCGTAATAAGTTCGTTTACTGCCGATGTGTTAGGTTCAATTATGACAGGCTGCTCCTGCTTCTTCTGGCTGAATTTGTGACCTTTTTGAAATACCATGTCATGCTCCTATTTGGCCGCTTTCGGCTAATTGTTTAATGTATTCGTCTTTTTTCATGATGCCTTTTCTGTCAAAATTATCGGCAATCCGCCGTTGTTCTTCGTTCAAGTCCCTGTAAGTGAATACCGTTCTTTTTCCACCACTGGCAATAACTGCGCTCTCAACCGGCGAAGCTGCCGCCCTTGCGGGATTGGCGAACTTCTCAGGGAATGCGCGTTTTACCTGCGCCGTGACTTTCTTCAATGATTCTTCTGTGTCAATGTTCGGGTTATTCCTGATAATCGCATCATGTGCAATTTCTGCGAATGTTTTCATCTCAGAATCTTCGGTAAACCATTTGTTTTCAGGTTTATTCACCCATTCGACTATTACAGGATCGATCGCGTTTTTATCAGGGGCTTTTGGCGCTTCTTCTTTCAGCTTGTCAATCTCGTTATCAAGAGCAATCACCCGCTCATCATCGGCATTTCTGACTGCTTCAAGCTTCTCCCGTTTCAAGTCGGCAATGGCCCTGTCATAAGCCGCCTGACCTACCGTGTGTATATGTTTGGTGAGGTCGGCAACTATCTTTTCAGTTTCCTTGAGCCGTTTATTTGTCTTTTCAAGCCGGTCGAATAATGGAGCACGTTTTACAAATTCTTTAGCATCAACCCATAATTCGGGGTTGCCGTCAAACTGTTCAAGCGGTTTCCATCCTTTTTCAACTGCTTGTGCCACAAACGGGTCAACTGATACTTCTGTTGCCGGATTTCCTTCTGTTGCGGGGGTGTTCTGTTCATCCATTGGACACCTCCCGATCTACGGCGATAATATCGGAGTCATTCATTAGTCGATATTCTTCATTTTCTTCTCTGTGAATAAGGCCACCATATTTTGCATATAGCACTCTGTCACCAATCCTAACTACGTCTGCACCTTCAAATGCTGAAGGGCCGATGCCTACAATTGTCCCTGTTACTGTTGCTGCCTTGTCCCTGTCTGTTACCTGCGGAGTCATGATTATTCCGCCCTTGCTTACTTCTTCTACTGCATCTGGCTTGACTTTCAAGCGGTACATGATTGGTTGAAATGCCATCTTTTTGGCTCCTTTCTAATAGCGTCAAAATATTGACGGTTTTGGTATTGACAACATAAATCATTTCAAATGTCAATATTTTTATTCTGAAAAATCAACATTCATCATATCTTCTAAAGTTTCCATTGCTCCTTGTTTCTTAGCCGTCGCTATCAGCGTCAAGTCTGCCGTCTGTTTCAGCGTCGGTAACTGCGCCAGAGAGTCCCGATATTCCTTCAGGTACTTCAAGAACTGCTCCGTCACCGGGTGTTGTTTCCATTCCAGAAATTGTTCCTTGCTCACCATTTGTCATCTCCTCCATTTCAGGCTCTTCGCCTTTTTCTGGGGGCATCTGCTGCCCCTGATTCATCATTCCTTCCATCAGCTGCATCATCTGCATGGTTGCGTTGTGCATATCTTGAGATTGCTTCATGTACTGCTCAAATTGGTTGCCTAGTTCAGCGGCTTCGGCCTTTGCTATATTTGCTATTTCTGTGGATTTGTTGAGATCTGTTTTTGACATAGCAAGCATTTCTTCAATATGAAGTTTTGCAGAGTCATATAACCCCTTCATTTGAAGTTCAATCAGTTTTGGGTCTTCTGGTGGTTGCGGCCTTTTATCTACTGGTAGAATGGCTTTTGCAGGGTCTTCGCCAATGGATTCAATGTATTGTGACAGCACATAATCTCTGTTAATTTCAGGCTCTCCCTTTACCTGCATTAGAGCCTGTGCCCTTGCCATTCGTTGAACTTCTGTTGAGGCGTTCGGATCGGCTACGGGTAAAACATCTACGTTAGTCAGATTGTAATCTGAACGTAAAACTGCAAGTCTATCGTCAAGGATGTTAAAATATTCCTCTTCGTCCAAGTAAGTGGCATTGAGTTTAAACAGCTTCCTGAACTCTTCCCGCATTGAGCGATAAAACCGCTTGTAAATGGAGTTATATACCTTTAGCCCTTGCTCAATAAGTGCAAGTGTTGTCGTTGCCGTAGTATTCGGCGCACCTTCACCCTGTAGAACTTCTGTTTGATTGGCAAGTGCCCTGCCTGCTTCGACAAGGAATCCGAGCAACTGAAAAAGAACGCTTGAAGGTTCTTTTGAAGGGATAGGAAACAATGAGTTTTTGAGATCATTACCAGGGATATCGACTTGTTTCCATTCCCCTGGGGATATTGAAAACGTCTGCGCCTTTATTCTGAATCCCCTTGCAACAAATCCCCCTTGAGTATTAGCGAGTGTTCCGGCGTCAAGAAGTTGGTTCAAAGTGGTGTTGATTGCTTCATTTATCGGATAAAGTATCTGCCCGAATCCGAGATCCAGAAAGCCTCCTTCTGGATCGGGGAAAAATCCGAACTTGGTAAAATATGAGATCGGTTCTATCCTGATAATCTTGCCGTCGATGTCTACCATGACGGTATCAGCGTTGTATCTGGCTACTATCCTAACGACTGTTGATGTGTCTTTGTGAATGGTTACAATATACGGCTCTTCATACTTGTCACCGTCCAAATCAAGCCATCTGTGCTGCTCGTAGAACCAATGAGGAGATTGTTCATCACCTTCGGCATCGGAGGGTATCAGCTTGGTAATGTCGATATCCTTTAAATAAATACCGGAATTCACCCTTTCTTTTATATCGTTTGAATAAATCTGGAAAGCATGAGTAAGTCGTCTGGCAGTCTCAAGGTCTTTGACGTTTTTGTTGTTGAGTATCAGCCCTTTTTCTCCTGGGACAACTAGCTCTGATACGTTTCTTTGACGAATCGGGCAAAAATAGCTTTTCTTGAAACACGTCCCGATTACGGGGATCATGTGCAGCATTTGATCGGTCTGCGGTTCCCATTCACTCATCTGGTCGATTAGTTGGTAGCTCATGTGCTTCGACACGCGCTTTGCTCTTTTGGCTTTTTCGCCGGTCTGATCTTCGCCAATAACGCGGCCTTTGACGACTTCCTGACCTTTGATGATTTCGGAATAAGCTCTTGCTGCAAACTGAATAGCTGCGCCGGTTATGAGTGGATACTTGATATTTGCTGCTCCGGGCCACGGAAAGGACTTTTGCTTAACAACCTGTTTAGCTATCTCCATTGCGTTTTCTGTCAGTGTTGTCCAATCGGACATGGTGGCAATGTCAATATCGGTTTCCTGTGCGATTTTCAATCCTATTTTATCGAGCTGGTCTTTGTCCAGTTGGTCGGCTATGTTGGCTTTAGGATTGCCGTTGTTGTCGAGAAAGTCTTTTATACTTAGTTTCTTTTCAGCCATTTCAGTAACCTCCGACGGAACTGCGCCCGCCATTTATCGCAACCATGTGTGATTGAGTCTCTTCTTCATCTTCGTCGTCTTCTTCATTTGAGGGGAATTCGTAATCTGCTAGAATATCGTACAAATAAGCCCACGCATCGAGTATATCTACATGATAATAGGGGAATTTCCCCATCTCGTCTTTTATCATGTCGATGTATTTCTGCGGAATGGCGGTTGAATAAAATAATTTGCCGTTTGATAAGGGCCAGGATAAAGCCGCCTCGATTCTCCGGTATTTATTGCGGTTTCTTGTCCCGAGTAAAACCATCCCCCCGGCTGATGCGTGTTTACCGGGGATTATCTCAACATGCCTGCCTCTTGCCTTCAAACCTTTGCGGATATGCTCGTAAGTGGTGTCATTGGCTGTCTTTTCTACCCCTATGACCTGTATTCTTCCATTGCGGGTATAAAGTAGGCATCCGGCGTCAATCGCCTCATTTAATCCCATCTGGTCAGCTATGATGTCTTCAAGGAAAACTCTAGAATTGCCCATTTCATCCATCGACATTTCAACGGAGACACATATTTGCGCCCATCGGTCATTGGATTTACCTGATTGAACCGAATCATCTCCGGCAGGGTCTATAATTACAAATTTCAAGCGGTTTTTTGGGATAAATCGCGGATCAATGGGGTTTAGTAGCTTAAAATCAAGCTTTATATCCGTAGTAGGTGTCGGATCGCACAACTGCTGTGAATTGTACGTGCTGTCACCCTTCTTCTTGTCATGAGTCGCTTTGTCGAGGAATACGGGGTTGCCGTCTCTTGTTCCATCATCAGTGCAAGGGATCTTCCGGTAGGTATACATAGGCTCGTCGCTGCCAGGGTATTTCTTATCTCTCAAGAAGGTGAGCAATCCCGAATGAGTGTAAAACGTGCCTATAACGCGGGTCAATGTTCCTGACGGCATTCCGAGATTTTGCGCCATCTCAAAGGCTTTCTTGAGTGTCGCTATCTGGTCGGCACTCCTTCCCATGTCTTCTGTCTCAGTATCGTCAAATACAAGCCTGTCCCAGTGTCCGCCGGTCGGCATCCCTTCTACAAGCCCGTAGCTGTTGACAGTATGCTGTGGTCTAGATACCGAGTTGCGCTTTACTCTGATACCGTTCTGAACTGACCAAGATGAACTCTGCGTTTCGGGTCGCTCGTAGAGAATATCAGGAAAGCAGGCAATCATTGACGGCTTCTCAAGGGTGTCTTTTATGGCAGTGGTGAACTTATCAGCGGCGGTTTTGGAGTAGGAAAGTATGCAGTGACACTTCTCAGGGTCGTTCACAATCATCTGGATTGTTTCGGCTTGAGTAAGGATAGTCGAGTTGTGCGTTGGCACGAAATGTTTGCCTATAAGATAAAGACCGTCTGAGCTATCCACCTGTATGCACGATACGGGTTGACTCTCAACAGGTTCAACACTCTTTATTTTACGGTATCGGGTCTGAACTGGCGAAACATCACTGCAAATAGCGGCTTTTCGTTTCAGGTTGAAAGGGTTTCTTCTAGCTTCACCTTTAAAACACACATTGTAGAATCCACGCCGTTCACCCTTGTATAGTCCGGTATATCTCCTTAAACTGGCTTTCATTCCAAGAGATGAAACTAGTGTATGAACATCTTCGGCTAACTGGTAGTTGGTATTGCAAAAAATCGCCTGTGAATGAACTCTGTGGATAGTTCCGTCAGTATCCATTAAGCCCCTGAGCAATTCCATCCTCTGCGCTTCTGATGCCATGAAATATTGTTCGGGTATTTGCTTTGACTCAAATATTCCTAAACTGCGGAGACTTGCAGAGAACGTGTTAGTACCTCTTTTACCCTTAATTCCGGCGTCTATGGATAAGGTAACGGCATTGCTATGGATTGCGGTTGTTGCTCTATGCCCGCTATCTATCAGCAGTTCTATCATTTCTTTGTGGTCGGAAATAGCAGATGTTATCTTGGAAGTTTTTCTAGATCCATCTCCTAACCAAGCGCCAAGAGCGTAAGGCGCAATAGGTAAATCTTTCTCTTTAAAATAAATTGGCTTACACATTTTCACGCGAGGAGATATTCTGGTTTTTACTCTACCCGAATGGCTAACGTGTAGCTGAATTTCCCTTGTCGGAAGTATTAATTTTTTTGTTTTTTCTCTGACATTGCCTTTTATCCGTTTTTTAGATTGTACTTCTATTTCCCATAAATGATCGCCACTGACAACAACTGAATATCCTGTATCGAAAGTGACTCTATAGCAATCAGCATCATGAAATACTTCTGTTTTGCCTATAACTGCTATTGGAGACCCTTCTGGATTGAATACTTTATCGCCTATTTCAAGGTCACCGTGGTTCTTCCATCCATCAACGGTAAAAACAGGTTCATTCACGTCTACCGCCTTGAAGTGGTTTCTTGCCCATATGTCAAGGGTATCTGTGTTATGACCTTCTTCCACCATTTTACACATATTCACAATAAACGGATGATTGGCAATCGGGATTTCAAGCCCGAACATTACCATAAAAAACAGATCGCATTTATACAAATCCCTGAATACCTGCGTCCATGTTTTTTCCCATATTAATGGATTATCTTTATAAAACTTTTCGCGGATCAAACCTAATTCATTTAATATCGCTTCGTAATTGAATTTATAGGTGGCTTTGTGTATCGCGGGGTCAAACTCTGCGGAGGTTAGGGCTATTTCAGGATGTGGTGTGAACTCTATCGCCATTATCTGCCCCATGTGTCAATATTTTGACGCTATGGGAGATATAGGCATAAAGTTTAGAAGTTGTCAATGTTTATTTGAGTCGGGTTTTGTTATATTGAGTGTGCTTAAGACCGAAGATAATCCGCAATTAGCGCAAGTGTACATAAAAAAAGTACGAGTCCCTGCTAAACGGCCATCTAATTTGGCAGTTGTGCCACATTTAGGGCATATTTTTGATTCAAGGGGATTTTCCATCTTATTTACTCCGTTTTTAACTTAATCCCATATCAAACCACTTATCACAGCCATATGTAGGTTTTACCCTTTTATTTTCCATAGATGTACAATACCAAGCTGTCATAACTAAATGTCCATCCCATTTATCATGATGTGCGGGAATGAACACGGAATCAGCACAATATCTGCAACATTTGTAACTTGTTTGTCTTTCTCTTTTCCCATAATGTCGATTTTGACATAATTCGGTTTTTTTTTGCATGATTATCCCTTTTACTTGACCGGATTACAACTCATCCATAAAAACCTGTTTAACCGATTCTGCCTGAATACACAAATATTTCCGCGTTATTCTGACATCTCCATGCCCGTAAGCCTCCGAGATATGCTCGATAGGATGGCCGAACGTGGCTAGTGCATGATAACCGAACGTTTTCCGCAGTGTGTGTGAAGAAAAACGCCCCTTGCATCCGACTTTCCTGCACCACTCCTTCACCATCCGGCCTATTGTCTCCGTGGTGAGCTGGCCGCCGAACTTGTTGGCGAATAGCCACTCGTCGCGACCCCTGTCCACTATAAGCGGCAAAATAGCATAATATACGGCAACATTGACAGCTACCTTGATACACTCTTTCGTTTTCTTCATTCGAACGGTGAAAGTAGAACCAGGGGAAAGCCCGATAACGTCCTTTACCTTCAATCCTGCGAGGTCTGAGGCGCGAAAAGCGGTATTGATACCCACAACGAACAGTGCGAAGTTCCGGGGATGGTCCTTGAGCATGTCTTTGATCTCCGCAATGTCGGCAAGGGAATAAATCGGGTCGCATGAAGTTATGTTGCCTTTAGCGTTCATTTGAAACTTCCCCATATGGCTTACTAGCAAGAATCCTCATTATCTGTGAGTTACAAACATTCGCTTCAAATATGATTTTTCTTCCAGAAGTGTTTGAACGCTTGCTTAAATAGTCAAAATCAGCTTTCAGCCGCGATATACGCAGTTTAAATAGCTTCTTACGTAGTCGTTTTCTCATATCAAGCCCC